GTTATTGCGTCCTAATGCTAAATGGGAAATATCTAATACGATGTTTACACGTTGGGATGATCCTAGACCATGCCCTAGTTGGGATGAGGTAGTTTGGGTAATGGATAAGATTCGTGAGTTTGAGGACAGTATTCCTACGATATGGCTTGATGAAGATTTAAAGCGTATGCAGGGTGAAGTTGAAGAATTTGAAAAGGCGGTTGCGTGAATATAAATAACCTATTCCCGACTCCAGTTGCATTTTTCAAATTTGGTCGTGATTTAACTGAGACTGAGCTAGAGTTTATTAAAGGTCAAGATCATTACGCTAACGAAGGTAATACGACTAGCAAAGACAGAAAGATACTAAAGAATAAAGAACTGACAGAGATACGTGAGTTTATTGAAGATTCAATGTTGGAATACTTTAAAGCAATACACGCTCCTAAGTTTGATGTGAGTTTATATTTAACGCAAAGTTGGGCTAACTATACGCAAGCTGGTCAGTACCACCATAAGCATGCGCATCCTAATAGCGTAGTGTCTGGTGTGTTTTATCCACAAGCTGATAGTAAAGTAGATAAGATTTACTTTTACAAAGATGGATACGAGCGTATTAAGATTCCTGCTGCTGAATACAATCCTTATAATTCTGAATCGTGGTGGTTTGAGGTTGGTGCTGGTGACTTGATTCTATTCCCATCGCATCTAACGCACATGGTACAGACTAAAGAAGATGACAATACACGCATTAGCATAGCGTTTAATACGTTTCTAAAAGGTTATATAGGCTCGGATGAAAGTCTGACAGGTTTGCATTTAGGGGAAGAATAATGGCGCATTATGCACAGCTTGATTCAAATAACGTAGTTACTCAGGTCATTGTTATTGATAACAAAGATACGGCTGATGCTAATGGCGTAGAGAAAGAGTATATCGGTGCTGCGTTCTGTGAGCGTCTATTCGGTGGTACATGGAAGCAGACAAGTTATAACGGCAACTTACGTAAGAACTACGCTGGCATAGGTTACACATTTGACTCTACTAGAGATGCGTTTATTCCTCCTAAGCCGTATGCAAGTTGGACGTTAGATGCTAATGCTCAATGGCAGCCTCCCACGGCTATGCCTACTGATGGCAAAATGTACTCATGGAATGAGGAAACTACTTCGTGGATCGAAGTAAATGGCTAATTACGTCGATTATGACTATTGGATACAAGGATATGGTCAAGGTGATTTAAGCCAGCCAGATCGCTATGTAGTTCAAGGTTATTGGGTAGATGGTTACGCAGAGTACGAAGATGAAACGTCAGTTGCGTCTATAACTGCTACTGCGACTGTTGTTGCTAATGCTATAAGAAATAGATTAGGCTCTGCTGCAATTACAGGCAATGCTCAATTAGAAATAAATATACAAGATATTATAATTGGCAATGCTTCGATTACTGGTGAAGCAACAGTTACGGCTAACGGTGCATTTGTAACACTAGCAAACGCATCAATAACTGGTAATGCTGCTTTCTCTGCTTTAGGTGGTGTTATCTATGGTGGGATTGCTAGAGTTAATGGGACTGGTACACTAGAAATTATTAACGTATCTGGCTATGAGTGGGTTGATGTAATTCCTGAAGGTGATGATTGGACTGATGTAAGCCCTAATGCTAATACTTGGCAAACGGTATCTTCTGAATCAAATACATGGATTAGACAGTAATGGCAAAGCAAAAGATTATCTTTGGTGAGTGGCTACCAGATCAGCCGGGTGTAACTGGTGCGGTAACGGATGCTATTAATTGCTATCCTGTAACTAACGGATATGCTCCATTTAGGCAGGAAGCTGACTATTCGGCTAATGCAAATCAGGATTTGCTCATTACTTTTGCTGGTAAGTATGCAGGAGTTACCAACCTATTTGCGGCTGGTGCTACTCAGGTTTATAAGTACAACTCTAGCAGTACAGCGTTAGATTCTGTAAGCACTACTTATACGACCACAGAGTCATGGGATGTGACTCAGTTTGGCTCTAAGATGATTATTGCCAATGGAAAGAATAAGTTACAAGCCTACGATATGTCTGGTGGGTCATCGTTTGCAGATTTGGCTGCTGCTGCTCCTGTTACTAAGTATGTAACAGTAGTACGTGACTTTGTTGTGGCTGCTGATGATGGTAGCGACAATAACAAGGTTTACTGGTCTGACATTAACGATGAAACTGACTGGACTCCGGGTGCTGCTAGTCAATCAGATACGCAGATTCTTCCTGATGGTGGAGATATTACAGGTCTAGCGGGTGGTGAGACTGGCTTAATCTTCATGGAACGAGCTATCTATCGTATGACTTATGTAGGTTCTCCGTTTTTCTTCCAATTTGACGCTATTTCTCGCACATTAGGCTGCTCTACTAATGGTTCTATTGCTCAATTCGGTGGAATTACGTACTTTCTATCGGATGATGGCTTTTATGCGTGTGATGGACAGAGCACTAAGAGTATTGGTGCTGAAAAAGTAAATCGTTGGTTCTTTGATAACGCTATTCCTAGTGAAATACGTATATCGATGAGTGCTACGGTTGATCCAGTACGTAAATTAATTGCATGGAACTTTAAAAATACGTTTGGTAGTCGTTATTTGCTGATGTATTCCATTGATTTAGGTCGTTGGAGCTATGCAGAGACTACTGCTACGTCAGTTGCGTATGGTTTAACTCCTAGTGCTACGTTAGAGCAGCTTGATATTTACTTTCTTGATGCTACAAGAACTGGAACGTACACACAAAGTGGGAATACTGTTACTGTTAATGTAACAGATCATGGATTAGAGACTAATGGTCAAATGAGGTTTGATGCAACGTCTGGTGCTGGCGTAGATGGAACATTTGCAGTAACTAGAGTTAATGCTAATTCGTTCACATTCCAAGCGGCTGCAAGTGCGACTATAACCAGTTCAAACTGCACAATAACATTTCCTAATCTTGATGTTACGTCAGAAGATATACCGTTAGATTCTCGTGTTTGGGCTGGTGGAATACTTATCTTTATGGGTGTTACAGGACAAAAGATTATCTCTTTTTCTGGTCAGTTTAAGTCTGCTGCTATAACGTCAGGTGATATAGATGTGGGTAGGTCTGTTATCACATTTGCTAGACCAGTCATTGACAATGGAACTGGTACTGTATCGGTGGCTAGTAGAGAACTGCTAGAAGATGGTATTTCGTTTAGTTCACCAGTAGCGGCTAATAGTGAAGGTGGAGTTCCTTTACGGTCTGCTGGTCGTTATCATAGGATTAAGATGAGTCCTACTAGTACGTCATGGAAAACGGCAGTAGCGACTGAAATAGAGATTGTTGGACAGGGTGCTCGATGACTCAGTTTCGCTCATTACCTATTGCTGGTGCTGATGTTCGTTCTGTGGCTGATGTTGTTAGAGGTCTTATGGACGGTAAATCTAACAATACTGGCTCCATTACACTAGCGACAGGAAACGCTACTACGACTACGTTATACGACGAGCGTATAGGCTACGACAGCCTTATTTTCTTGGTTCCTATATCTGCTGCTGCTAATGCTGATTCAATGCCTTATGGAGCGTTTCAGAGCCTTGCAGACCAGACTGTAACGGCTAATACAGCCACAGCGATGACGTTGGATACTACTGACTATACTAACGGAGTGTATTTATCCAATAGTTCTCGGATGAATGTTAGGAATACTGGAATTTATAACCTGCAATGGTCAGGTCAGTTTGTTAATAATGATTCACAGTTGCATGATGTTAGCGTTTGGCTAAGAAAGAACGGAACAAACATTGTAGGCTCAACAGGCTTTATATCGGTTCCTAATAGTCATGGTGGAGTTAATGGGCATACTATTGCAGGGTGGAACTATTTCTTAGAACTAGCTGCTAACGATTATATTGAGATTTATTGGTCAGCTACTAATGCATCTATTAGCCTACAGCATTTTGATGCTCAGACCAGTCCGACTAGACCGAGTACAGCATCACTTATTACGACGATGAATTATATTTCTCCTAACGCTTCAACTAATATATATGTATCTAATAGAGCGCAAGGAAGTGCTACTTTGAATCATTGGGCTAATAGTACGGCAGATAAAACGTATGGTTATATTGTGGTGGGCTAATGGAGTATAGATATATTGCTCCACAGGAACTACGTAATTGGTGGTCTAGCGTTAAGTTAGGCTTAGAGAAAATTAAAAGTAGGAGTCCAGAAAACTGGATAGTTGAAGATGTATATACGGACTGTTTCAATCAAAAGAGTCTGTTATTTGTGCTGATAGAGAACAACCATTACGCTGGATTCTTTGTTTTACAGCCACAAGGCGAAACAATGCATTTATGGGCTGCTTATTCGTTAGAAAATAGTTATGATGTTGTCGAAAATGCCTTAAAATACATAAAGGGCATGGCTGCTGAAGCTAACGTCAAATACATAACATTTTCTAGCCATAGGCGAGGTTGGGCTAAAAGGGCGGCTAGTTATGGATTCCGTCCGAAACAATGGATTTGTGAGGTGTAATTATGGGTGGTGGCGGCGGTAGTCAAAAAAGTACAACAACGACGAGTATTGATCCTCGTATAGCTCCGTATGTTGAATTTGCCTTAAAAGAAGGTCAGCGACTTTATCAAGGTGCTGGTCCTAAATTCTTTGAAGGGCAGAACTATGTCTCTCCTTCAGAGGCTACTCAACAATCGCTTCAAATGGCTAGGGAACGTGCTCTAGGCGGTTCTCCACTCATTAAGGCTGCACAACAAGAGACACTAGATACAATCGCAGGACGAGGCGTTAATCCATTCCTAGCGGGTGCTTTAGAGCAGACGAATCGATTAGCTGGTGAGCAGTACAACAAAAACATTCAAGGTTTACAGTCTCAGGCTTCCTCTGCTGGTCGTTATGGCTCTAGTGCTATGGGTCAACAAGCAGGTCAGGCTCAGGACATCTTTGCTCGTGCTTTAGCGGAACAAGGCGGTCAGTTGGCTTATGGTTCTGCTGAGGCTGAACGTGCTCGTCAAATGGCTGCGGTTAATGCTGCCCCCGGAATGGCTAATGCTGATTACTTTGATATTAATCAGTTATTGAAAGTTGGTCAGGCTGGTGAAAGCTACGATTTATCTAAATTGCAAGCTGATATGAATCGCTTTAACTACGAGCAGAACTTGCCACAAATGAAACTAAGCAATTATGCGAATCTGTTTTCTAATGTTCCTCAAGGAAGTCAGACTACGCAGACTGCTACGCCGACAGGAGGCAAATAATGGGTGAGCCAGTTACTACAGGAATAATGATCGGTGCTGCTTTAGGTGGTGGCGGTGCTGCACTTAAAGGTCAAGACCCACTTAAAGGTGCATTAATTGGTGGCGCTACTGGTGGTATTGGTGGCGGGTTTGCTGGTGGATTTGGCGCTGCTGCTAATCCTGCTAATGCTGCGCTTATTGCTCAACAACCTGCTGCTAGTATGGGAGCAATTAATTTATCTTCTCCTACCTTTATGCAACAACTTACTGGTGGTGCGATGGGGGTTAAAGATGCTTTAGGTGGTGCTAATGCGTTTATGAGAGCAAATCCTACGACTTCACAGATTGGATTTGGTTTAGCTCAACAAGCATTTCAGCCAGACCAGCCTATGCCATACGCTCCACAAGGTCAGATTCAACGTGGTCCTATTAATCAAGTAGATTATCAGAGCCTATTGAACCCACAAGGTCAGTATGTTCAACAACCAATTTCTTTGCTATAGGTGAAATATGGTAATTTCTGATTATTTAAGTTACTTAAACCCAGCGAATCTTAATGTATTCGGCATAGAAAACTCTGCGTATTCTGGTCTTTTAGAACCACAAGATGCGGCTGCATTATCTAAACGATCTAACATTGCTGGTTTATTAGGAACTGCTGCGGCTATTGCTCAAGGCATGGGTTCACAAGGTCCTAGACGTTCTGCTACACAAAATATATTGAGTGCATTAGGTACTGGTTATGGTGCTGCTGGACAAGCGTATCAAGGCGGTATTGAGCAAATGGTTAATGCTCAGAAGTTAGCTCAAATGAAGTTGCAAATGCAGCAAAATACAGCTACGCAAGCAGCTATCAATAAATTGAGATTAGACCCTAATATTGATGAAACTACAAAAACAGCTTTGCTTGTTGACCCAACAGGAACTATTAAAAATCTTTCTGAGATGCAGCAATTTAGGAAGTTGCGTGAACAATATTTGCCACCGCCTCCTGCGGCGGCTCCTACTGTCCCCGGACAAATTGAAGGTCAAGTATTACAAGAACAATCGGCTGCTGGTAAGTCAGAAATTTCTCAACTTGAAACAATGAGAAATGGATTTTTGGCTGATGCTCAAACTTATGCAGTTTTAAGAGACTCTGTTAAATCAAAAGCAGCATTGGAAAGTGCTGATAAGATTCTTGAGCGTCAACAACAATTGATAGCTTCTGATATTGATATTAAAGACAGAATTAAAAATGCTCCACCGGGATTTGTGCAGCAGTATGAAACTGTTTCAAAAATTAAAGAAACTTTAAAACCAAAAGATTATCTTGATGCTATTCAAAAAATTGACCAAGCTGTATTAGAGTCTCGTAAACAGTATCGCTATGATGGTATTACTGGTCAATACGCATACAATAAATATGGAACAATGGATGCAAGTCAATTAAATCCAGATGAAAGACAAGATGTATTAGCATTTGCTAATGCTCCTAATCAGGCAGATATATTAAGTAATCTCATATCCTCAAAACGATTGCAAGCTGAACGTGGTGTAGGTGTCTCAATGCCTAAATCTCGTGAGGAATTCTTAAGAAGTCAGCCTACGACTGCTCTTGTCGTTCCTACTGCTCCTGTTGTTGAAGGGCAAACTGCACCACGTATTAGAGGATCGTTAGAGCCAATGGTAGATGCTCCTGCTCCTATGGTTGCTCCAGAATTGCAACGTGCTGCTGAAGTTCCTGTTGTCCAACCACAAGCAGTTCAGCCACCAGTAGTAGCACCAACTATTAGACAGCCACAGGTTCAGCCACAAGCGGTTGCTCCTACTATTAGGCAACCACAAGCTATTGCTCCTAGTGTTCAGACACAAGCTCAACCTGCACCACCTAAAGCTAAACCATTAGTTGATATTGGTAAAACTGTTCCATTAATTAAACAACCAGATATAAAAGTTCCATTAGCTACAAAACAAAAGTTATTAGAGCAGCAAAATGGTGCAACTTCAGCGACTTCTTATGCTCTTACAAATATTAAAGATGCGAGAGATGTTGCTAAAAGTTTGTTAGATAACCCTATGTATATAAAAGCATTATCTGGCGCATTTGCTCCTAAGTTAAGTGAATACCCTATTGGTCCTGCTTATGATGCTAAACAAATACTAGATAACTTGCTTGGTCGTTCATTTATTACTGAAATAGCAGAGATGAGGGCTAATAGTCCTACTGGCGGCGCTGTTGGTAATGTTGCTGTTGCTGAAATGGAAGCACTTTCAAAGATTAGAGGTGCGTTAAAAGTTGGTATGTCAGAAAAAGAACTAAAAAACCAATTACAAACGTATATTAATAATTCTGATCGTGCATTACGTGGGATACCAAAAAGATACGCAGAGATTTATGGTTATGACGGTCAATTTGACGATATTTTGACAGGTACTGTTATTCCTCAAGGTAATAATCAGCCAGTTGACCCAATAACACAAGAACTACAGCGTAGGAAACAAGCAGCTAAAAAAGGGAATAAGCCATGAGTGACTTATCCAATGTTTCTACAAAAGACCTTGAATACGCATCTCGTGGGCAATGGGATAAAGTCTCTACTCAAGGGTTAGAGGCTATTTCTGCTGCTCGTGGTATGAGCACTCAAAATCAGCCTTCTGTTGTAGCTCCTGTTCCTTATAATCAATTTGCAGAAGCAGCTAGGGCTATGGCTGGTGGATTTGCGTTTCAATCTGCTGATGAGATAGAAGCTGCATTACGTTCAGGTGCTATTTCTGGTCCTGAATACACAAAGATTAGAGATCAGTTAAGAGCGCAACAAGGTCAATATAAACAAGATATGCCGGGTGAATCATTGGTAACTGAAACTGGTGGGGCATTAGCCATGCCTGCTGCTACGTTAGTTAAGCCAATAACTCGTGGCTTAGGATTTTTAGGTGATGTGCTGCTTGGTACTGGTATGGGTGCTGCTACTGGTGTAGGTATGGCTCCTGAAATGAGGCAAGCACCAGAGGAAGCTATTAAAGGCGGTATATTAGGTGGTGGTCTTACTGGATTATTTAGTGGTGGCAGTAGGCTTTTAGCTCCTAATGTTCGTCCTGAAGCTGCTGCATTACGTGAGCAAGGTATCCCATTAACTCCGGGTTCTGCATTTGGTGGTCGTATTCAGCAATTAGAACAATCTGCTGAAAGTATGCCTTTTCTTGGTCGTATTGTTACTGGCGCAAGAGAGCAGCAATTTGAGAAATTTAATACGCTTGCATATAACAAGGTTTTAAACAATCTTGATCCTAAACTTAAAGTTCCTAGTAATCTTGTAGGTCGTGATGCGTTTAACTTTGTTGAACAGCAAATTCAGAATCAATATCAGAATGTAGTTCCTAACTTACGTATTTCTTACACTCCTCGTGTTGAGCAGTCGTTTGATGCAATTAAGAATCGTTATTCTGGTACTAAGTTGCCAGAAGATTTACGTAAAAGTTTTGCGACTTATGTAGATGGGTTAAAGGTTGATTTTTCTGCAACTCAGGTAATGAATGGTCGTAGAGCACAGGCTATTAAGCAGGATTTAGGTAATTTATCTGCTGCATATTCTAAAGAAACAGGTCCTAATAGATTACTAGCTGATGCTTATCGTGATCTTCAGGGTTTGTATATGAGCACAATGAAGAATCAAAATCCTGTATATGCTAAAGAATTACAAAAAGTAGATTCAGCTTATCGTGATTTTGTTAGAGTTCAAACTGCTGTTGGAAAGACTCGTGGTGAAGCTGGCGTATTTACTCCTGCACAATTAGAGGCTTCTGTGCGTCAAGCTGATCGATCTGCTCGTAAAGGTCAATTTGCTCGTGGTTCTGCTCCCATGCAAGATTTGTCAGGTACAGGCGTAGATATTTTAGGCACTAAAGTTGCTGATAGCGGTACTGCTGGTCGTGGTTTAACTGCTGCTGCACTTACTGGCGGTTTAGGTATGGTTGATCCTACAACAGCAGCATTAACAGGATTATCTACGCTACCGTATTTTAATGTTGGCGAAAAGTTACTATTTTCCCCGAGAAATCCAACATTCTCAGAAGCAGTTCAAAGAGCTAGGTCTGCTGCTCCATTTGCAATTCCCGGATTGCTTGGTTTAACTCAATAGGTGCATTATGGCAAAGAACAAGATTAGTGAATACAGTGCTACCGCATCCAATAACACGGATATTGGCGGTATTAACATAGCTGAGGGTTGTGCTCCATCGGGTATTAACAATGCTATACGCGAGTTAATGGCACAGCTTAAAGATCAGCAAGCTGGTACTGATGCTGATGGCTTTGTCGTAGGTGGTGCATTTACTTCGTCTGGTGGTGCTGTATTTAGCTCAGGTACGACATTCTCTGGCTCTGTAGTAATGAGCAGTACCGTGACCATGAGTGGAACTAACAATATTGGTAATACGACAAGTTCTACTATTCTTAGTGGTTCAGTTACTCAGACTAGCGGCTCTGTATTGTATTTAGATGCTGCTGCTACGACTTCTGCTGCTCCTCCATTATCGTGGAGTGGTGATACGAATACAGGTATCTACCGTCCTGCTGCTGATACGTTAGCGTTAGTTACTGGTGGTACAGATCGACTAAGAATTGGCTCTACTGGCATCGTTAATGTTGGTGGTGCTGTAGTTATTGGCTCTGGTGATGCTACTACGTCAGTTGCAGGAAGTATATTGCGTGGTCCTAGTAGTGCAGGAACGAATATAGCTGGTGGCGACATTGAGATTCAAGCAGGTAACGGTACTGGTACTGGTGGTTCTGGAAACATTGTTTTAAAGACTGCTGATGTAGGTTCGTCCGGCTCTACTGCTAATACGCTAACTCAGCGTTTGTTGATTACCCCTAAAGGTGGCTTTTCGTTTGGTGGTGGTGCGACTAGCTACGGTACAGCAGGTCAGGTTCTAAAGTCTAACGGTGATGCTCCTCCGTCATTCGGTAATGTTGGTCCTACTTCTGCTACTGCTCAATCTGCGTCTGGTTCTAGCATTGATTTTACAGATATACCAGCTACAGCTAAACGAGTTACTGTTTTAATTAGGGGTGTTTCGCTAAGTAGTACAGGTGATATTTTAATTAGATTGGGTACAGCTAGTGGATTTGTTGGTAGTGGATATATAGCGAGTACGTCTGCTGCTAATAATGGTGGAACTACATCAATTACCACTTCAACATTAGGATTTCCAGTATATTCAAATGCAGCGGCAAGAGTTATACACGCAACAATGACATTACATTTAGTAGATACTAATTATTGGTTGCAAAGTCATATTTTACAAACAAGTACCTCTGCAATTAATGGAACTGGAGCAGGAACAATTTCTCTTTCTGATGCATTGACTAGTATTCGTATAACTACGCTTGGAGCTAACGGTACTACAATTGGCGGTGAGACATTTGATGCAGGTACTATTAATATTTTTTACGAATAATCATGGATAAAGTACAACTTACCGATGAGCAAATTGACCAGATTGCTGAGAAAGCTGCTGAAGTTGCTTTTAAAAAGATTTACGAAGAAGTAGGTCGGTCAGTTGTTAAAAAGATATTCTGGGTTGTTGGTGCTGGTGCTCTAGGTTTAATGTTCTGGATGGCTGGTAACGGTCAACTGCCTAAATAGATGTGGACCCACTTACACTTTTAGCATTAGCTAATGCTGCTGTAGCGGCTGTAAAGAAGGGATGTCAGTTATACAAAGATATTAAAGGTGCAGCAGGAGACGTAAAGGAAGTATTAGACGATCTAAAGACTCAGTTTCATAAGATACCTAATCCTTCTAATGCTCAAGTAGTCCAATATAACCAAGAAGTAGCTAGGATTCAGGAGATAGCTAAGGCTGATCCTAACGATGTATTTACCGATATTGGTAATCAGTTAGGTGCGTTATTAGATGCACAGGATCAGTTAGGTAAGGCTTTATTAGCAGAAGAAATACAGATTAAGACTGCCTATAAAGGTGAAGAATCAGTAGGTCGCAGAGCATTACGTAAGATTATTATTGAAGCTAGAGTTGACTCAATGATGGCTGAGTTACGTGAAATGATGGTGTATCAGGCTCCAGCAGAACTCGGCTCATTGTGGGCTAAGTATGAAAAGACAGTAGAGAAGATTGTTGCAGAACAGGAAATTGCTCACGCTGAAGAACTTAGATTGGCTAATATAGCAAAATGCCAACGGGAAAATATAAGAAGAAGAATCAAAAAACAAATGACATCAGTAGTCGCGGTGCTGTTCATAACGTGTTGGTTTCTATGGCTAATGATACTAATAAGAACGAGCCACACATACCGTGGACTCTACTCATCTCCTTGGTGGTCTTGTGTATTGTGCTCGTAATTGCATTGCCTGTGATGGGCGTAATGTATCTTGATATGAATAATGCAACAATTGCAGCTAATGAAGAAATACGCAAGATGAAAGAATTACGCTTAAAACTGTTAACTGAAATGCAAGGACAATAATGCTTACCCTACTCTCTACATTTATGTCGTTCTTATCGGGTGGACTTCCTAGTCTGCTTAATTTCTTTCAGGATAAGTCTGATAAGAAGCATGAATTAGCTATGGCTAATGTTCAAATGCAAATGCAGCTAGAGATGCAGAAAGCTGGCTTTCAGGCTCAAGAACGTGTTGAGGAAATACACACAGAGCAGATACAGATACAGACAGCCTCAGACGAGCGTAAAGCACTCTACAACCACGATATAGAGATCGGTAAGGGTGCTAGTCAATGGGTAATCAATGCTCGCGCTATGGTGCGTCCTACGGTCACCTACGGTCTATTCTTCCTGCTAGTGGCTATCGATATAGCTGGAGTCTGGTACGCATGGACTCAGAACGTGCCATTCAAGATTATGATCGATGAGGTATGGGATTCTGATACTCAGTTGATTTGGGCATCTGTTATAGCGTTCTGGTTTGGTACTCAGGCATTTGGCAAAAAATGAAGGTATCAGACTCAGCTAGGTCGGTAATCGCTCATCACGAAGGTGTGAGATTAAAACCGTACCGATGTCCTGCTAGGTTATGGACAGTTGGCGTAGGTCATGTAATTGATCCTAATCACGCTAAGGTTCCGTTTGAGGAGCGCAATAGTCTAGCGATCCCTGATGGCTGGAATCGCAAATTTACAATGGATGAGGTCAATGCAATTCTTGCGGCTGATTTGCAGCGTTTTGAACGAGGTGTATTACGTTATTGCCCTAGTGGGATTACTCAAGGGCGGTTTGACGCTCTGGTCTCTTTTGCATTTAACGTAGGGCTAGGTACGCTACAGAGGTCAACTCTACGTCAGAAGCATAATCGTGGAGACTATGAAGGTGCGGCTGATGAGTTCCTGAAGTATTGTAAGGCAGCAGGTAAGGTTCTCAAAGGTTTAGAAAATAGAAGAAAAGATGAGCGTGCTATGTATCTAATGTAATTTGTAATATGATTACAATAAGTATATGATATATAGATCAAATGCCTAAAGTCAAAATACCTGATGACTGTATGCCAGCATGTATTAGCTGCGCTTTCTACACTTGCGAACCTAAAGACGATTTAGGTTACTGCAACCGATACCCACCTACGTTAATGGAAATAGAAGGTAACTTTGAGAGTTGCTTTCCTGTGACTGAGCGTACCGATTGGTGTGGTGAATTTATCCGTAAGGTGAACTAATGGCTGTTAAATTGACTGATGATGAATTTATGGGTTTTTGGGATAAATTCGGTAGCGTAAAGGAAGTAAGCAAAGCATCAGGCATGAGTCTTAGAGGCGTTAATGCCAGACGAAGAAAACTAGAAGCAAAAACAGGGAAAATGCTTGTTGGCAATAGCCCAAGAAGTCCAGACTTTAAGATTATGTATGCTGGCAATGGGATTAGAACTAAAGCAGAGCTAGAAAATGGTGTGATTATGGTGGCTTCAGATTGCCATTATTATCCGGGAATTATATCAACGGCTCATAAGGCTTTTGTTAAGTTAATACCCGAATTAAAGCCGAAGATGATCGTTATGAACGGAGACGTTTTTGACGGTGCTGGTATTAGTCGGCATGGTCCGATAGGTTGGAACTCTACTCCTAGCGTAAAACAAGAACTAGAAGCGTGTTCAGACCGTCTATACGAGATTGAGAGCGCATCTAAGAGTGCCAAACTACATTGGACATGGGGTAATCATGATCTGCGCTTTAACACTCGTCTAGCGTCTCAGGTAGGGACTGCATTTGAAGGCGTTAAAGGAATGAACCTAGCGGATCACTTTCCTCGATGGAAGTTCTCTACGTCATTAATGGTCAACGAGCATACAATGATTAAGCATCGTTATCATAATGGCATCCATGCGGTATATAACAATACAATGAAGTCTGGTACGTCTATAGTCACAGGGCATCTTCATAGTTTAAAGGTAACTCCGTGGACTGATTACAATGGTACGAGATACGGTGTAGATACAGGCACTATGGCTAACTTAGATGATCCTGCGTTTGATTATGCGGAGGATAACCCTAAGAACTGGCGGTCAGGTTTTGCTGTTCTCACCTTTTGGGAGGGAAAGCTCATGCCTCCAGAACTATGCGAGGTTATCTCCGAGGGTCTAGTGTACTTCAGAGGTCAGGTAATTGAGGTTCCTTGACGAAGATACCACCTGCGTTCATGTGTCCTTTACGATCTTTAATCTCATCGTAAGCAGACTTTAAACAATGGGTTAGATCGACATTCTCAAGAGCAGCAACATTAATGAGACATACAAGAACGTCGCCAAGTCCATCAATAATGTCTGCGCGGTTTCTGTTGATAAGAGCTGTGTGTAGTTCATGCATCTCCTCTTGAGCTTTACGATATTGAGCTACTGATGTGCTATTCGGGATGATTCCTCTGGCTTCACTCCACCGAATAACGTCTAGTTCTATTAGATTCCAACTCATTCACCCTTCTCCTTTAGATAGTTCATCATTTCTGCGTTCATTTTAGCTTGCGCCCATTTCTGTGGTCCTGATAGCTGCATCAATGCTAGAGAAAACTGTACAAAGTTTTGTAGCTTCTCTAACTCTAGCTCGTCCACTTCTCCGTTACGGATACCGTTTAATACTGCTGATATACCTTTGCGGTTGCCATCAATAACGGCTTGCCAGTCGTAGTTTATTTTATTCTTAGGCATTTTTTGCTTTCAGCTTTTCTTCAACATCAATTGTAAGTTCTGCTATTAAAGAACCAAGTCTTAATAAATCTTCTTTAGTAAATCCAGCATTAACTATTAATACATCAGCCTCATCATCCGTCAGCCCTACCCATTCTTTTGGCTCAGTATAGTTAGGTTTACCACCTGAGTACGTCTTTACCCACGGTTGTCTATTTGCAGCTTCCCATCCTTGCATAGCCCAATAAAGAGGCGTATGTTTTACAACATCAAGATCGTCAGCCATTTCGTCGCCATTCCACCACTCAAAGAATTTATCTTCATTTGTCATTTGCATATTCTTTCTTTAGCTTCTTTGAGGCTAGAGTTCATTAGCCAAGCAGAGCATTGAGAATCGATTGTAAAGGCATTTTTACCGTCTCTAAAGCCAGCGTTATAGGCTGACTGTACTCGGGTAGTAAGAACAGAAGAACACGCCCATATCGTCGCTAATGCAGCCGTAAAGATAATTAATACTTTCATAACAATTCACGTATTTGTTTAACTGGCATTTTAAATGTCTCATGGATTTTTAAAATCATGTCTGCTGAAACATTAATTACTCCGCTACGAATCTTGCTTATTGTTGGTGCTTTTGTTTTTAATAAACGGCTAAGTTCAGCATCGTTTTTTACTTTATAGCGTTCTTTAATAAAATCTAACAATTTCATAGTTACTCCAGAATAAAAAGACAGGAGCCGAAACTCCTGTTAAAGCCACGGAGGAGAGTGGCGAGAGATTAAAAGGGAATATCTTCGTCAGGGTCAGCCGCTACTACAGGCTTATTGACAGGCTTAGGTGCTGCATCATTCTTAGGACGTACCGATAAGCTAAAGAACTTCTTACCGTCTTTCTTGCTTTCTTTAAGCCATCCTGATAACCAGAAGTCAGTACCAGCTACATTAACGCTACCACTATAGTCTGGATGGTTCTCAGAGGTTTTATTCTCATTGCGGTATAAAACGCCTCTATCAGTATTGTCGTATTCAGTCATATTATTTCCCTGTTGAAAATTTCTTAATTGCACTACGCTCTTTACTATCTAACCTACTCCAAAATGCTGTCTTTTCGTCTGCTCCAAACTTTTGCAGATTAATGTAATCAATTACTCCTTGCATATCATTACGCTGCATAAGCATACGTACATCCATAGCTATGTTTTCGATCAGTTCTTTAGTCTCATCATCCATGCTATCGAATACATCTACGGTAATAGGCTTGGCTGACTTAGGTTCGTCTTTCTTGATCGTAGCGTCCACAGCATCGTGCTCTGTAATCTCTAGGGCATTAAGCATTAGGTATCTACGCAAATAGGTATGCATTGAACCTAAAGCCTGTATAGGAGGTGCTTTACCTGCTCCTGCTTCTGCTATAGGACTAGAAAAGTAAATCACTCCACCAAACTCTGAGTCAACGATACGCAGGGTAGCTTTATCATCAATTATGCTAAAGACTGAACATAGACCTAGATTGTCAAAGATGACGTTAATGCTAGGCAGGAAGTCTGCCAGTTCAAAGTATTTGAATCCTGCGAATGAGTTAAAGCCTGATTTCTTTAATGGTTGTTCTTGTAGTAATACTCTGGCTTTTTGCAGCTTGCTATATACAAGCCATTGCTGCTGTTCGTGCTGTTCCTGCAATTGATAGTCATTCATAGTAGATTCCTATTTATCTGAATTTTTTATACTGAACAATATTGGTAGGTTGTGTTTTCTCAGCAGTTGATATTTTTGTAGCCGTTTTTTGCTCCTTTCTATATTTAGCGAAAGTCTTGCGAATGTCCGTCTTAGCAGCCGTAACGTAGTCTTTCTTGTAGAGTATGTTTTTTTCATCTGTCATAGTGAGCAAGCCAAAATGTAGAGTAGAAGCATTATTACACCACAAAGTATTGGACGTTGTGCAAAATAATCGTTAGTTTTGAGCAATTTATTCATAGTTATCATTTGATTCTAAAATATTAACAAGTTCATGTATTTCTCTAGGAGCTATCAGTAACGCTTCGTAAGCAATCTCTAGTATTTCTTGCTCCTGAGTAGTCTTAGGTTTCTTGTCTAAGTTCTCAGCCAGTAACCGTAGGGCATAGACAATCTCAGCTACTTGCCAATTGTGCATGTTAGTTTTCATATTCAGCCTTTGCGCGGTTTTCTGCTGCTCTAGCTTCTGAGTATGCGTAATCGTTACTAAGCGTATTAAACCCTTGATAGTATGTCCACTCACCATCTACTAAGACTTCAACGATAAGGTCGTATGTCTCGGTAAATGGGCTACCTTTAGAAACTGTGCGAACTGTTGCGGATTTATTTGTATTCATAGTATTCTCCTAGTTGATTAAATGTAATTCCACGGTTTTGCGCCAATTTGTTTTGCTGTTTTTTTTGCGTAAGTTTTTGTTGCAAATTCTTGTTCTAAAATAATGTTTTCTAATAATGGTTTAATGCCATTTACGATAGTTAATTTCCAGCCGTTTTTTACTTTAGTTAAATGTGCTGTAAGGTACATTGTATTCTCCTAGTTAATTAATATTGTGTTGCAGCGAAGAAACTATAACCCAGCACAATCTTGGATGTCAACAACTTTTTTAGATTATTTTATGTATATCCCAAGAATAGGTAGCCGTAGAGCAGAATTTATTGATATTGTTAATAAATCTGGCGGTATTACGGTTGAAAGAATCGTCAAACAGTACGGAATGTTAGGGTTTCCAGACGTATTGAATATCACTAGCGAACTGAGAAAATTAGTCAGGTACAAGTGTATTAAGAACATTGGTGATGTATTCTTTCCTATTTATAAAGATGCTCCGGCTAAGTTTGAGGAAGATAAGAACCTAGTTCCACCTAGAGAACCTGTACCATTTACGCCACTAAAGACATTTCCACCTACCGTTAGTCCACGAGGTCAACCAATTGAAAGACGAAGTTTCAAAACCTGCAAGTCAAACGTCCGCTATCAAGGAAAAAACGACCTATAACTTCTCTATGCAGAAGTGTCCTAGTTGCAAGCAGACAAGAAGTGCTATACAGTTCAGGACTTCAGAAATTTGCCGTACTTGCTTGAAAAGGCAAGTTGCAGTATAGTCAAGGGGATTGGCTAGAGTAGCTCTCGAAAAGACGCTTTATCACCGTCCTGCCTGATCCCACCATTTTGTGATAACTACCCGATGATATAGGGGCAAATATGCATTTCTACCAATTCAACATTGGTGACTACGCTAGTCACACACGCCATTTAAATCCAATAGAAGATATTGCTTATCGTAGATTGTTAGATATTTATTATCTACATGAACGTCCGTTGAGCGACTGTCCATCAACCGTTGCACGACAGATCAACATGCGTGAATATGAGACCGAGGTTAATGACGTTCTTAGTGAGTTTTTTCAGCTTACTGATGGAGGATGGGTTAATCCTAGAGCAGATAAAGAAATCGCTAAGTATCAACAATTTATAGATGCTGGTAAACGTGGGGCTGCTATAAGGTGGGGTAAGGCAGAGCATAAGCCAGACTATTCAGAGGCTAATGGGGAGGCTATTACCCCCCCTAATGCCACCCCAATGCTAAACAATAAACATAAAACAATAAACAATAAACATAATATAGATCGTCCTGAGGACGTATCACAATCTGTATGGGATGATTTCCTTTTACATCGTAAAGCTAAAAAAGCCACCGTTACAGAAACAGTATTATCGTCAATCCGTAGAGAAGCAACTAAAGCTAAGTGGACTATGGAAGATGCTTTAAAGGAAACTTGCGCTAGGAATTGGCAAAGTTTTAAAGCTGAATGGGTTATTAAAGAAGTTCAATCAAAGCCACAAGCATTAGTGGGGTGGAAATGATAGAGAACATACTCAGCCGCCTAGAGAAGGTTAAAGGTCGTAACGGGGCTTATACGGCTTGCTGCCCTGCTCATACGGATAAAAGTCCATCCTTAGCGATAAGAGAATTAGATGATGGTCGTATCCTAATGAAATGCTTTGCAGACTGTAGCGTCCAAGACATCATGGGTTCTATCGGAATGGAGATAGGCGATTTATTCCCTGACACAAATAAAGACTTGCCTCCGGTCAAGAGAAAGTATTATGCTACAGACTTGCTCAGAGTTATCGAATTTGAGGCATGGGTAGTAAGCGTAGCAGCTTACTCAATGAGCACAGGTAAGCAATTATCTGATACCGATAGAGACAGAATGAAAGTAGCACAGGCTAGGATAATGGAGGCAGTTAAATATGTCGGATAATATTTTTGCAATAGCGGAACGACTTTTTGAAGATCGTCAGATAATAAAGTCTGAGAGTATTGATTTTGATAAGTATTATAAAAATACAGATTTATCGGCTAATGTTAAATCAGCAACTAACTGGCTAGACGAGATTTACCAGAATTACGTTGATCCTGAAAAGACTGATGATGCTGTTATGCCGTGGTCTAAGACGCATCAGGACGTTAAATTCAGGCTAGGTGAGGTGACAGTATATGCAGGTAGTAACGGAGGCGGTAAGAGCCTTGTAACGGGTCAGATAGCGTTAGGTTTGATAAAGCAGAACCTAAAGGTATGCATTGCCTCATACGAAATGAAACCTGTAACTACTATTGTCAGGATGTTAAGGCAGTTCGCAGGTGAGAATATTAATATTCCGCTAACGCATGACAAGGAGGGATACATTCGGGCTTTATTGGGTCGATTTACGGGTTTCATTGACGAGAATCTATTTCTTTACGATCAGCAGGGTTCTACAACTCCACAGAAAACAATAGCAATGGCTAGGTACTGTGCTGTTGAGCTAGGTATCAAACATATCTTTATCGACTCATTAATGAAGTGTGTAGTGGCTGAGGACTCATTAAACGAGCAGAAGTCATTTGTTGACGAGCTTTGTGCATTGGCTAGAGACCATCACGTACACATTCATTTAGTTCACCATATCCGTAAGTTGCAGTCAGAGGAAATCCAGCCGGGTAAAACCGATTTAAAAGGTTCTGGAAGCATTGCAGATCAGGTGGATAACGTGTTCTTAGTCTGGCGTAATAAAAAGAAGGAAAACGCTCGTAGGAACAATGAGGACTATGACGAGAAGCAGCCAGATATGTTTCTAATGTGCCAGAAACAGCGTAACGGTGAGGCTGAGGAGTTCTATGGGATGTACTTTGAGCACAATTCGCAACAGTTTATTGAGACGTTAGGCGGTCAGCCGATTGACTTTGATAACCGTGGAGCATTTCGTGCCTGATAATTCAGAAGGACACAGACACCGTTGCGAAGTAAGGCAGGTATTGAAATGGCGTACTCAAGATAGAAACAAAGCCATCGAATATCTGTCTATTGTCCGCAATAAGCGCGGAGATAGAACGGCTCAGTTGCTAGAGAAAGATTGTAAGGAACAATGGCAGTTAGGCTCAAGAGGAGATGAAGGCGTATGGTTTTCAAAAGGGTAGATACTAACCAGACTCAGATCGTTAAGGCTTTACGTGATATGGGTTGTACTGTTGAGCATTTACACGCAGTAGGTAAGGGTTGTCCTGATATTGTGGTTGGATTTAAGGCTAGAAATTTCCTACTGGAAATCAAGGCTGATGATAAGAAGGTACTTACTCCAGATCAGGTCAATTGGCATCGACTCTGGAAGGGTCAAGTAAATGTAGTTACAAGCGTAGATGATGCTAAAAACTTAATATGGAAACTATCAGATGAATATCGATCCGAACGAAGCAATTAACTTTATGATTAAGAACTCCGAGGCTTATGCACTAGCTAAGGCTCAGGTAGTTTACTTAACGGAATACCGTAAGACAGTTAAATCTCAAGGTATTTTGCGTAGTTTAAAGAATACGGTAGTTGAAAAAGAAGCTGATGCTTATACTACGATTGAGTATAAAGAGTGCGTAGAAGGGCTTAAAGAAGCTGTTGCAGAGGCAGAGAGATTACGTTGGATGCTGGTCGCTGCTCAGGCTCGTGTTGATTGCTGGAGGTCGATGGAAGCGTCGAATCGTGCTGTGGAAAGAGCGACTTTGTGAACGGATCAAATGTCTCCTCGTCGTATAGTAGCCATTCGTCTGCATCTTCATCAAAGTACATCCAGACACAGGATTCGTTATCGTATTTCCAGACAACTCCGTCATCATCCATTTGCATGAGTTCGACTTCTTCAGCTTCAAACCAGAAATCTTGACCATCGATAGATATGCCGTACATAGCAGCCTCCCAGTTGGAGAAATAGTAGCAAACCTAAATGAAATTTACGTTAATAAAGGTTAAAAATATGGATAAAGTTTATTGCGATAATTGCAACTGGATTGGTGAACGTGACGATGTTCTAAGAGTACGTTGTGGATATGTATTTGATGATGCCGTAGATGTATGTCCTGAGTGCAATCATCCTGAGACAATATCATCAGTTAAATCGTTATGGAGAAAGCGTCAAATTGACGAAAAACGAGAAGAAATACCTGTCTAAAGTTGCTGATTTAGGTTGTATAATTTGCTATAGGCTAGGGTATGCAGGGACTCCTGCTGAGATTCACCATGTCAGAGGTTTAGGCTTGGGAATGGGAGTTAGGAGTTCGCATTACGATACGTTACCGCTTTGTCCTACGCATCATCGTGGGAACTCCGGCTATCACGGAATGGGACGTAAAGCCTTTGAGCGTCAGTACGAAACGACTGAGCATGAGTTACTTAAACAAGTTAGGGAAATGCTAAATGATGAAGAAATCGAAAGCCGATAAAAAGATGAGTAAAGTCTATAACGAGTTTAAGGCTGGCACTCTGCATAGTGGTAAAGGTGGTCCAGTAGTTACGTCTAAGAAACAAGCGACCGCAATTATGTTGAGTGAAGCTGGCAAGTCATTACCTAAGCGTGGTCAACGTACAGCAAAGAACAAGGCTAAGAAATGAAAACAGGACTTTACAGTAATATTCATGCTAAACGTAAGCGTATAGCTGAAGGTTCTGGCGAGAAAATGAAAAAGGTTGGTGCTAAAGGTGCTCCAACTAAGGCTGACTTTAAGCAAGCTGCTAAAACTGCTAAACCTGCTAAAAAGGCAAAGAAATGATTAAGCGTGGCAAAGAGGAATTTGCTGGCTATAACAAGCCCAAGAAAACTCCTAGCCATCCTACCAAGAGTCATGCTGTTCTTGCAAAGGACGGAGACGAGGTTAAATTGATTCGTTTTGGTCAGCAGGGTGTAAAGGGCAGTCCAGACGGTAGCAAGCGTAATGAGGCTTTTAAGGCTCGTCATGCTGGCAATATCGCTAAAGGTAAAATGTCAGCCGCTTTTTGGGCTAATAAAGTGAAATGGTGAGTTATGAAAGAGTGTCCTATAGTCTGCTCAGACATCCAGCTTAATCTCAAGAACCGAGATTGGGCATTTAAGAACGTAGGCTATGGTCCTGCTAATCCTGATTCACCAGAGGACTTCTGGCAGATTCGCGCTAAGGAATGGGCTACTAGTCCTAAAAACGCTCAGACGATGAAATGTGGTAATTGCAGCGCATTTATCCAGACTCCTGAAATGATGGAATGTATCGTTAAAGGTATTCAGGGCGAAGAATCAGATAACGAGACGTATGCTAACGAGGTCGTGGGTAGTGCTGAACTAGGATACTGCGAGTTGTTCGAGTTCAAGTGTGCTGCTGATCGTACCTGTTCAGCGTGGTTGGTTGGTGGACCTGTAACTAAGGCTATGACTGACAAGCAAAAGACTATGTTGAAAATGGCTAAACTGGAATATTCCAATGACGATGACGAATATTCCGAAGACGCTTAATCTAGGTTCCGGTAAGGATTGGAAAGATTCATACTTTAATGCTGATATATTACTCAGAGTTAATCCTGACTGGTGGTGCGACATATCTAAAATCGAGTTTGGTCAGGTTATCGACAGTCCTAGATTTGGCAAGGTTACGATAGAGAAGGGAATGTTTAAGAAAATCGTTGCAAATGACGTTTTAGAGCATATACCTGACTTAATTCAAGCAATGACTAACTGTAAGGACTTGCTAGAGGTTGGTGGAGAGTTTCACATTAACGTACCTTACGAACTGTCTTTAGGTGCTTGGCAAGACCCGACTCACGTTCGAGCGTTCAACGAGAATAGCTGGCTGTACTATACAGAGTGGCATTGGTATCTAGGGTGGGAAGATCGGTTTAACCTAACGTCGATGGAGTTTAAGCTGTCAGAGTTTGGTCAGGAGTTGTTAGATAAAGGTACTCCTGATAGCGAAATCTTACGTACTCCTAGAGCAGTAGATTCTATGAAGGTGATCCTTTGCAAGCAATCGTAATTGCCACAGTAAATAGCCCAAGCATCCACGTATTATTGGAGAGTATTAATCAATATGCAAGAGACTTGCCAGTTTACATTAGTGGAAATAGTGTGGAGTTATGGGGAGAAGTTAGAGGCAGACTTAAAGATAATCGAGTCATATTCCGACCAAATTTATCTGCCAATTTCGGAGATGCGTATAATGCAATTGTCTCTTATGCCTTTGCCGATGGGAACTACGATTCACTAATCATTGCTAATGACGATGTAGTATTGGCTCCCGATACTATTGAAAAGATGCAAGCAGATTACAAGTACGTCAGCAAGTCATTTAAGGTTGGATTCTTAGGTGCAAGATCAGATTACGTACTACCTGCACAGAATATACGAGTAGCAGAGGAAGATGACGTATTCTCAGCGTTAAAGTGGGAAAGCGAATTGCACATTAAGATGACTGATGTTATCGCTCCTATATTTGCAGCTATAAGTAAGGAAGCATGGGATGTGGCACAATTCCCTAGCACTAATTGGTATTCAGACAATATAATATGTCACGATCTAAGCAAAGCAGGATATTTTCACTTTGTCAGTAGAGGTTACGTTCATCATGCAGGATCGCAGACGGTTGGAAACGACTTTGCTAAGTGCCATGAAGAACCAAGAGAGTGGATAAAGCAGCACAGACCAGATATGTACGAGGTTTTTTATGGCAGAGTATAGGGTTCCAACTCAAGCAGAATTAGACCGACTGCTATATATGCAGGGGCTTCAAGGTAAAAGCAATCAACAGATTATTGATGAGAATTTAGCTCGCGGTACGACTATTCAATCATTGCCAGAGAATTTCTTTCAAACTGCATCGGCTGGTGCTCGTCGTGTTGGTGACTATGTAAATCAGGCAGGTAATGTCCAGCAAATAGTAAATAAGCTATTCCCGTCCAATATTGGCAATTCTCAGCGTCAGGTTCCTATACCTACCAGTTTTAACTTTGCTCCTAAACAGGCTCCAACTGGTGAAATAATACCTGCTGGATTGCAGACTCAGAGCGTTCCTGTAGCAAGCATATTGCAAGCAATTAAACCTGCTGATGTATTAGGCATTAGCGGTGCTGAACGAACTTATGGTGCTTTAGGTGCTGGCAAGGCTCCGCAGCCTTTGGATGTTGTAGATACGTTAGGAGTTGGTGCTATTGGATTAGGGGCTACAGGTGGGCTTTTAAAGGCTACTAAAGGGCTTCCTATTGGCATGAGCATACAAGAGGCTAAAGGATTGTTGCAAACTGCCCCTAGATCAGAGATTGGCTTTTATAGTGCTGTTGAACAAGCTGCAATGGCAAGTCCTAGAAAGTCTGCAACTGGTCAGGCTTTTCTAAATGACATTATGAAAGGTCAGGATGTACGTGCTGACGAAATCAAATGGATGGGGTTAGATGATTATCTAAAAGGAAAGCAAAACGTAACTAAACAGGAAGTTCAGGATTACATTGCTAATAACCGAGTAAATGTTAAAGAAGTTCAGTTAGGTGATACCAAATTCAATAAATTATCTGATGAAGAACTTATCAATGAATACATTAGGATTAGAGGATACGATCCTATTTCTGATGGTGAGGCATTGACTAGGAATGAGATGCTTTACGAATTAGAAGGAATGAATAGGACTGAATCAGGGAGTACAAAATTCGGTCAATACACATTACCCGGTGGTGAGAACTACCGTGAGTTGCTGCTGACGATGCCAGCTAAACCATTAACTGAATCTGAAGCAAGAATAGTATTAGGTGCTGCTCCAAATGCTAAATTATCAGCAGCAGATATAGCTTATGCAAGTAGAAAAAATGTTGACGAATATAAATCTTCACACTTCGACCAGCCAAATATTCTAGCTCACTTGCGAGTCAATGATCGTGTAGATTCTGATGGTAAGAAGATGTTGCTAATTGAAGAAGTTCAAAGCGATTGGCATCAAGCTGGTAGGGATAAGGGCTACTCAACAAAAGAGTTACAAAATAATTTAAAAGAATACGAGGCTTTATCTAGAAAATATGCAATTAAACAAGAATTGTCGCTTGATGAATATAATAGGCTACAAGAGTTGCGACCACTTGTTTCTGGGAAAGCTGGCGGAGTACCAGACGCTCCATTTAAAGACACATGGTATCAATTAGCATTAAAGAGAGCTATTCAACACGCAGCAGAGAACGGCTATGATCGTATCGGATTGACAACAGGTAGTCAGCAAGCAGCTAGGTTTGATTTAAGTAAGCAAGTAAATGAAATTACTGTTCCTATGGTTAATTCTGATGGCACAAGATCAGTAAGGATTACTCCTACTACTGGAACAAGCATAAAACTAATGGTTGATAAAGATGGCGTAGTTACTGGATATGGCTCTGGAAGCACACAATTTTCAGGCAAGAAATTAAATGAAGTTATCGGAAAAGAAATGTCTGATAAAGTTATGAAAGCAGAGCCAGAGACTAATTTCTCTGGTCTTGATCTTCAAGTTGGCGGCGAAGGCATGAAGAAATACTATGACGAGATATATCCTAAGTTCTTAGACAAGTACGGCAAGAAGTGGGGAGCTAAGATAGGTGATACTACTATTACAACAGGACGATCAAATGTAGGCGGTATGCCTTCAATGTATCCAGATAAAGAGCCGATACGTTACATAGATATAACTCCAGAGATGAAAGCAGGAGTATCTAAAGGACAACCACTATTCGCAGCAGTTCCAGCAATACCAGCAGCAGGACTACTTGCACCACAGGAAAAACGTAGATAGCATGACATCCAGAGGATAATGCAAATGAATGCAATAGAACTATCAGTAGGAGTATATGCAGCTCCAGAATGTATTACTCAATGGCAAAAAAGCATACCAAAGAGAAAAGATGGAAGATTAGATAGACGTAATCCAGATGCAAAGGAATTCTATAGATATATTGATAATATGGAATATCTAAGTATTCAAGCAATGCAGAATGATGAGCCATTTAGATTAATGAGTAAGTCTGAGTGGTGGATTTAGCATGACACCGGAAAGGTAATGCAAAAATGGAAACAAACGAAGTTAAAGAAACAAATAAAAACTGGAAGGTTGGGGATGGAACAGCAGGACCCGGTAGACCTTCTGGAGTACCTAATAAGAGTACGGCAGTAGTGCGTAATGCTATTGCTACGCTACTAGAGAAGAACGTGCCTTACATGGACAGATGGCTACAGAGGGTAGCTGAAGGCGATGAGGTCTATGGACTAAAGCCTGATCCTGCTAAGGCATTGGACTTAATGCAAAAGCTAAGTGAGTACCATATACCTAAGCTAGCTAGGACTGAGGTAACAGGTATAGACGGTGCACCACAACAGCATGTGGTTACATGGCAGAAGTAATCGAGATCGCTTACAAGCCACGTGAGCAGCAAAGGCTTATTCATGAGGCTATAGACAAGCATAGGTTCACAGTAGTAGTGGCTCATCGTCGTATGGGCAAGACTGTTAGCGCGATTAACCATCTAATCAAGGCTGCCATTGAGTGCACTAAACAAAACCCACGATTCGCCTATATTGCTCCAACTTATGCTCAATCCAAACGTGTGGCATGGGATTACCTGTTGGAATTTACTCGTCCTCTTGGGGCTGTGGCTAACATCTCAGAGCTTAGGGTTGATTTTTGGGGTAGGCGCATTAGTCTTTACGGTAGCGATAATGCTGATAGCTTGCGTGGGCAGTACTTTGATGGCGTTATCCTTGATGAAATAGGCGACCAGAATCCAAAGATATGGAATGAGGTTATACGTCCAGCGTTAGCGGATAGGAATACAGACGAGTCTCCTACTTGGTGTCTATTCATTGGGACTCCAAAAGGTAAAAATCATTTCCTAGACTTCCGTGATAGAGCTAAGACTGCTGAAGGTTGGGCGTTGCTAGAGTTTAAGGCTAGTGAAACTAAGATTCTTAGCGAGAAGGAACTTTGGGCTGCTCGTAAGGAGATGGGTGACGATAGGTATTTTCAGGAATTTGAGTGCAGCTTTGATGCCGCCGTTACTGGGAGCTATTTTGGGCAGATTATCAACGATCTTGAGGCGAAGAACCGGATCACCACTATCGAACGTGATGACTTATGTAAGTCTTATGTTGCTTGGGATTTGGGGATTAGCGATTCTACTTCTCTGTGGGTTGCTCAGGTGGTTGGAAAAGAGGTACGACTCATTGACTTCACGGAGAACCACGGAGTCGGTTTGGACTGGTATGTACGCTGGCTCAAAGATAACGGCTACGAAGGCTACACGCAGTTCTTGCCTCATGATGTCGAAGTCAGAGAACTAGGCACAGGAAAGAGCCGTAAAGAGGTTTTACAGGAAGCTGGACTGGATATAACTGTCGCTCCTCGTTTATCGATTGCAGACGGCATACAAGCCACCAGAAGGCTATTGCCGCAATGTTGGTTCGATCATAAGACTAAGACAGGTCTGGATGCTCTCAGGAACTATCGTAGAGAGTATAACGAACGTCAGCAGGTGTTCTATGACAAGCCGCTTCACGACTGGTCTAGCCATGCTTCAGACGCTTTCAGGTACTTAGCGATAAGCCTTGACCAAGACGAGACTTCATGGCAGTCAGATTTGCCCATTAACACTAAATGGATTGTATAATTGCGAAAATCCTAAGAGGAACGCATTATGATGGATGAAGGCAAAGTAAAAGGTATTGTTGAGAACGAAATAGATAACTCTATTGGCTATCTTGACACCGAAACTACCGAAGATCGTAAGAGGGCATTAGAGTATTACCTAAGATATCCTTACGGTAATGAGCAAGAAGGTCGCAGCCAGATCGTAACTGGTGAGGTAGCTGAGGCTATCGATGGTGCATTGCCACAATTGATGCGTGTATTTACGACTACTGAAGATATTGTCTATTTTGAGCCTAAAGGTCCACAAGACGAGGAATCAGCTAGACAGGCTACGGACTACTGTAATTGGGCTTTCTATCGTGATAATGATGGGATGCTTATCCTTCACAACTGGTTTAAAGATGCTCTGCTGCAAAAGGTAGGCGTAGTTAAGTCGTACTGGGATGAAAAGACAGACGTAACTAAGGAAGAATACGAGAATCTATCAGAGGATGAGTTAGCTCTATTGCTATCGGATCAGACTCTAAAGGTTATCAAGCAGAAAATAGAATACACAGAGCAAGTTGATATGATGGGTAATGTTATCCAGATTCCTAGCTTTGAAGTGTATGTACAACGTATTAAAGAATCAGGTCAGGTAAAGATTGAGAATGTTCCTCCTGAAGAATTCCTTATCTCTAAGTCAGCCAAGACTATTGAAGATGCTAGCTTTGTAGCGCATCGTCGGTTGATGACTCGTTCAGAGTTAATTGCTATTGGCTACGATCAGGATACAGTTGACGCTTTGCCAACTTATAATGATCTTGAGTTCAGTCCTGAGCGTATTGCTCGTTTCCCTAACGGTGAGCAGCCAGACCAAAACACTAGCTTAGACTTCTCTATGCAGACGCTAGAGGTGTACGAGTGCTATATCCGTATTGATGAAGATGATGACGGTATTGCTGAGTTGCGGCGTATTGTCTATTGCGGTTCTGAGATACTTGAGGACGAGGAAACAGACTATGTTCCATTTCACTCTATCTGTCCTATTCCTATTCCGCATAAGTTCTTCGGTCAATCGCTGGCAGATCGAACGATGGATATTCAACTCCAGAAGTCCACGATTACACGACAGAGCTTAGACAATCTGTATCTAACTAACAACAATCGAGTCGGCGCTGTAGATGGTCAGGTCAACATGGATGACTTGCTCAATGCTACTCCGGGTGGTGTTATCCGCTTAAAGAATCCTAATGCGTTGGTTCCTCTAACGGTTCAGAGTACGTTCGGTCAGGCTATGCCTATGCTGGAATACTTGGATGCAGTTCAGGCTAAACGTACAGGTGTTAGCGATTCACAGCAAGGACTTGATCCAGACATTCTGAGTAATGTTACGGCTACGGCTGTAGCTGCCATGATGAAGTCTAACTCTGGCAAGTTGGAGTTGATTGCTCGTATCTTTGCTGAGACAGGCGTAAAGAGTCTGTTTAAAGGCATCTTGCATCTATTGGGCAAGTATCAGGACAAGCCTCGTGTCGTTCGTATGCGTGGTAAGTACGTTCAGTTTGACCCTAGAACATGGGCTAACCAGTACGACATCAGCGTTAATGTGGGTCTAGGTTCAGGTGACAGAGATCAGAAGTTGGCTATGTTGCAAATGGTTCTAGCCAAGCAAGAGCAGATCATTCAGCAGTATGGTCCATCTAATCCTTTGGTATCTATCGGTCAATATCGCAATACTCTAGCGAAGTTCATTGAATCGGCAGGTTTCAAAGATGCTAACGAGTTTATGAATGAAATTACGCCAGAGCAAAATGCTGCGTTATCTCAGCCACAGCCTCCATCCCCAGACGCACAGGCAGAGGTTGCTAAGATGCTGGCAGAGGTGGAAAGAGAAAAGACACAGGCTAAGTCTCAGATTGATGCGGCGAAACTTGACCTTGAGAGGCAAATGCTTGAAGCCGAATTTACCCGAAAGGGCATAGAAATCAATATGAAGAACCAGAAGGACTCGGCTGAGATTCGTATTAAAGAAGCTGAGTTAGCAGTTAAGCAATTGCAAGCTGTACTGGCTATGGACTTAGCTGACGAGGACACAAAGAACAAGCAGACTGAGTTGACGTTGAAAGCTCTGCGTGAACTAGGTGCATTGACTAAGGGTATGGCGTGAAGAAATCAGATTGGGCAAATAACCTACTAAGAGACGATTACTTCATCGATATGATGGAAGAACTCAGAGGTATGGAGATAGCTAAGTTTTTAAATAGTGGCTATGGGGATATAGAGACACGCGAAGAAGCGTATCTACGTCTCAGAGTCTTAGAGTCCATTGATAACTACATTCAAGGATTGGCAGATCAGAAGATCATTGACGAAAAAAAGTTAAAGATTTTGTAGTCCGAATCGTCCGGTTGGCGATATAATTAAGGAAACATAAATGAGCGATACTCAGAACACGACACCGGAAGGTAGTGGTGAGTTAACGGTAGAAGGTGCAGCTAACGCTTTCTTGAGCATGATGGATCGGGAAGATGGCTCCGATAAGGAACAACCAGAATCCGCTTCAGAAGCTAACGAAAGCGAAGCCGAATCAGAGGAATCTGAGGTAGAACAGGAAGATGACGGTGAGGAGCAAGAGCAACCCACGTATCTAGTCAAAGCGGCTGGAGAAGAACGTGAGGTAACGCTTGATGAGCTTATCAAGTCCTATCAACTTGGCACGGATTACACCAAGAAATCGCAAGCTGTAGCAGAGGAACGCAAGGTAGTCGAAGCCGAGCGTCAAGCAGTTCAGGAAGCCAAGCAGATGCGTGATACGTACGCGCAGAGACTTGAGATGATTGAGCAGATGCTACAGCCGCAACAAGAGGAAAATCTTGAGTACCTGAAAGAGACTGATCCTATTGGATACTCTGTAAAGGTAGCTGAGATGATTCAGAGAGATAAGCAACTGGCTGCTGTACAAGCTGAGAGATCACGAATTAATCAGCAACAGGAGCAGGATAGACAAGCACAGATGCAGCACGTAGTGGCTGAGGAAATGCAGAAATTGTCTAGTGCTATCCCTGAATTTACTGATCCTGCTAAGGGTGAGGCTATCAGAAATGATATTCGCGCTTTTGGTAAGCAGATTGGATTCTCTGATAATGAATTAGCGGCTGTCTATGATAGTCGGGCTGTACTAACTCTGTATAAAGCGATGCAGTACGATAAGTTAGTTGCTAGTAAGCCAGCGATAACCAAGAAGGTGAACGAGGCTCCTAAAGCGATTAAGTCAGGCGTAAGCAAACCTAGAGATAGTAACGCTGAAGAAACAAGGAAGCTAAAGGCACGAGCTAAGTCTAGCGGAAGTGTCCGCGATGCAGCTAGTGTATTTGAACGATTTTTATAAGGAATTGAATCATGGCTATTTATAATGCTTATGACGCAATCGGTCAGCGTGAAGATTTGACCGACATCATTTACGACATTTCGCCTACTACTACTCCATTCATGAGTTCTATTGGCAAGACTAAGGCAACGGCTGTTTTCCACGAGTGGCAGACCGATTCTCTTGCAGCAGCTACCACAAATAATGCTGCCGTTGAGGGTGCTGACGCTTCCGATGCTACTTTGTCACCTACTACTCGCTTGGGTAACTACACACAGATTCTGCAAAAGACTATCAAAGTCTCTGGCACTCTGGACACAGTTAACAAAGCAGGTCGTAAGTCTGAGAAGGCATACCAGTTGGCTAAGGCTTCACAAGAGCTGAAGCGTGACCTCGAGACTATCCTGTTGGCTAATCAAGGTCGTTCGGCTGGTACAACTAACTCTACTGCTCGTAAGATGGGTTCGTTGCTGTCATGGATCAAAACTAACTCTGTTGCTAATACTACTGGTGATCCTACAACTATCGGTGTATCAACTCGTACAGACGGTACAGCACGTACATTTACTGAGGCTCTGCTGAAAGAAGTAGTAGCTGAGGTATTTGCTTCGGGCGGTACTCCTAAGATTCTGATGGTTGGTGCTACTGGCAAACAGAAAGTATCTAGCTTCACAGGTCTGTCGGCTTATCGTTATAACGTCAATGCTGGTGGTGGTGGTGCTGTTGGTGCTGCAACTATCGTCGGCGCGGCAGACGTTTATTTGAGCGATTTTGGTTCAATGAGCGTGGTTCCTAATATTTTTATGCGTACACGCGATGCTCTGGTACTCGATCCTGAGTACGCTGCAATCGCTTATCTGCGTCCATTCATGACTAACGAGCTTGCTAAGGCAGGTGATAGTGATAAGACCCAGATACTTGTCGAATGTACGTTAGAGGTAAAAAACGAGGCTGCACATGGTATCGTTGCAGACTTGAATATGGCTCTTTAATAAGACTGCCCCTGATCTTCGGATTGGGGGCATTTACGAGGACTTATGGACTATAGACAACAGGTTGTACATGCGGACGGTGATGGCGGCATTATCATCGAGACTAAACAGGATGTTACTGAGATATTAGACAGTAATACCCATATCAGAGAGATAGACAAGGCAAGACAAGGAAATCTTAAAGAATTACATCACGTAGCTCGAATACCTTTTACGGTCATTGATGACTTGAACAAGAAAGGTATTATGAAAGGTTTTGTAATTGTTGATGATCCTGCCTTTGCTCGGTGGCTCAATGATTCCGATAATGCACAATGGAAAGTCTATAGGGGTAACGTCTAATGGGAACTACTGTCGGAGTATGTGTTCCCGCTAGAGATGAAGTTCATACTGGCTTTGCGTTTGACTTTGCGAAGATGGTAGGACGAGATTCTAAGTTTCGGTGTGGTTCTAATGAACACGGCTTAAAGTTATACACAATGGCTGGTACGTTGATATTTGACCAGAGAGAAAAGCTGGTTGAAGCTGCGTTAAAAGATGGTTGTGACTACATTCTGTTCATTGATTCAGATATGCGGTTCCCTAGCGATACGATAGAGATATTATTAAGCAGGAATGTACCGATTGTCGGAGTTAATGCGGTAACTAGACGCAAGCCTACGTTACCTACAGCATTGAATTTAGAGATAGAAAAAGATGAAAATGGCAAGATTATTAATCATGCTTGGCATAAAATAGACTCCAAAGGTAAAGAAGGTATTGAGGCTTGTACGGCTGTAGGTGGTGGTGTTGTAATGATTCACAAAGATGTATTCGAGGCTACTAAAAAGCCGTGGTATGACGTAGGCTGGGGTTCTAAGGGCATTATTGGCGAAGATGTACATTTCTGCGTCAAGGCTTTAGATAATGGATTCCAGACGTATGTAGATCACAGTCTGTCTATGCATATAGGTCACATTGGAACGTATGAATACCGATGGGATGATGTAGAAGATGGGGCTGTGGAGAGACACAACTCAGGGAAATAGTTATGGCATTTACGAGCTATACGGATTTAAAGACTACGATAGCAAACTATCTAGCTCGTAGTGACCTAACAGACCAGATTCCAGACTTTATATCTCTGGCTGAAGCTAGGCTCTCTAGGGAGCTTAGAACACGCAAGATGCTCGTTGTAGCTCGTGCTGATACCGTAGCAGGTACAGAGACTATCGGGCTTCCTAACGACTTCCTAGAGATGCGTGACGTACATTTACGTACTACTCCTGCTAGTCCAATAACGTATTTGTCTCCTAATGCTTTTTTTGCAATAGCTAGGACGACTGATTCAGGTAAGCCATTGAACTATACGATTCTATCGTCAGAGATTCAATTCGCTCCTATTCCTGATACTGCTTATAGCGCACAAATGCTGTACTACTATAAGCCTCCAGTCCTAAGCTCCACTAATCCATCGAATGTATTTTTAGCTAACTATCCTGATGCTCTGCTTTATGCTGCATTGGGGGAAGCTGAACCGTACCTAATGAACGATGCAAGACTCCAGACTTGGGGTGCTTTGTATGATCGTGCTATTTCAACAATCAATGTGGCTGACCAAAGTAGTGAATATGGCGGTCAACCTATGACAATGTCAGTGAGGTAAATCATGGCAGAAATGAGTAATTACTTAGAAAATGCGCTAATTAACGGAACTCTGCGTGGTACGACTTATACCGCACCGACTACGACTTTCTTAGCTTTATATACGTCTGATCCTACTGATGCAGATACAGGCACAGAGGTATCTGGTGGATCGTATGCTCGTCAGTCTATTACGATGGGTGCTCCTAGTAACGGTGCATCAACGAATAGTGCTGCTATCGAGTATCCACAATGTACGGCTGACTGGGGAACTGTGACCCACGTAGGTATTCGTGATGCGGTAACTAGCGGTAATCTGCTTTATCACACAGCATTGGATACCAGTAAAGTAATTGCAAATGGCGATATATTTAAGATAACTGCTGGTAATTTATCAGTCACTTTAGCGTAAGGTAAATTATGTCAACAATTGTCACTCGTGCTGGTAAAGGTTCGGCACTAAGTTTTGCAGAGGTTGATGCCAACTTTACGAACCTAAATTCAGACAAAATACAGTCAGGTAATACGGTTGCTTCATTAGCAATTACTAGCGCAACTATTAGCGGTGGAACGATTACTGGCATTACTGACTTAGCTGTGGCTGATGGTGGTACAGGTGTTAGTACGCTAACAGGTATCGTTAAGGGTAATGGAACGTCAGCGTTTAGTGCTGCGACTGCTGGAACGGACTTTGTTGCTCCGGGGGGTGCTTTAGGTACGCCTAGCTCTGGTACGTTGACTAATGCTACAGGTCTGCCAATATCGACTGGTGTTAGTGGCTTAGGTACTGGCGTTGCTACGTTCTTGGCTACTCCTTCAGCAGCAAACTTAGCGTCTGCGGTTACTGAGGAAACTGGCTCAGGATCATTAGTATTTGCTACGTCTCCAACTGTCAATAATCCGACAATCACTAACTACGTTGAGTCTGTTGTGGCTATTGGTACGGTCACAACATCCAACACATTGTCTTTGACTAACGGTACAGTTCAGACAGCTACGCTAACAGCTTCCACAGCGTGTACGTTTACTATGCCTACAGCTACAGCAGGTAAATCATTCATATTGTTACTGAAACAGGCTGCATCTACTGGTAATGGTACGGCTACGTTTACTGGCGTTAAATTTTCTGGTGGTACTGCTCCGACGATTACAGCTACGGCTGGAAGAATGGATATTTTGACATTTACGGCTGACGGAACTAATTGGTACGGAAGTTTTATTCAAAACTTTACACCATAAAGGGTAAGAATGTTTGCTTATACTAAGTTAATGCAAGCGTTGGCTGTAAGTGGTGGCGGTAATTACACCGTCATTCAGCGTTTTCTTGCTTCTGGAACGTGGACTGCTCCGACAGGTGTAACAAGTGTTAATTACCTTGTTGTAGCTGGTGGTGGTGGTGCTGGAAACGGTGGAGGTGGCGGCGGTGCTGCTGGTGGTTTTAGGACAGGCACAGGATTTAGCGTAACTGCTGGTACTGATTACACTATTACAGTTGGTGCTGGTGGTGCTGGAAAATCAAGTGCTTCAAATGGTTCTGGTGCGGTTGGTTCAAATTCAGTATTTTCAACCATTACTTCTAACGGCGGTGGTTTGGGTGGAGGTGGCGGTTCTCCTACTGGCGGTGGCAATGGTGGTTCAGGAGGCGGTGGTGGTGGAGGTGGAACTGGAACCGCAACGGCTGGAACTGGGAACACTCCTTCAACGTCTCCAAGTCAGGGAAATAATGGTGGAACTGGATATGCTCTTTCTGGTGTTGTCGGCATTGGTGGAGGTGGTGGTGCTGCCGGAGCAACTGGTGGAAACGCACAAACATCTTCTCCTTATTTAGCTGGTAATGGTGGAAATGGAACTGCATCAACTATTTCGGGTTCATCAGTAACCTATGCTGGTGGTGGTGGTGGTGGATTATTTTCAATTGGTGGAACTGCTGGTACTGGTGGAACTGGCGGCGGCGGTAATGGTGCTGCAAATACTAGTTCTGGAATTGCTGGAACTACAAATACTGGAAGCGGTGGTGGAGGTGGCGGTGGTAATGGTGGTGCAGGTGGTGATGGCGGCTCCGGCATAGTCATTCTTTCTTACACCGTAGCATCACAAACAGTCTTTACGTTTAAATCATCTACTGCTTGGGTAGCACCAACAGGCGTGACTAGCGTTGATTATTTAGTCGTTGCAGGTGGTGGCGGTGGTGGTAGTACTTTAGGTGCGGGTGGTGGTGCTGGAGGATTTAGAACCGGAACAAGTTTATCTGTAACTGCTGGTACAGAATATACAATTACTGTTGGAGCAGGAGGTGGAGGAGCACCAGTAAATACGGCTAATGGAACTTCCGGTGGAAATTCAATATTTAGCAGTATTACTTCTAATGGCGGTGGTGGAGGTGGCGGCAATACTTCAGGGCCAGCTACATCTGGTGCTTCAGGAGGGTCAGGCGGTGGAGGCGGTGGAGGCACTGGAACAAATACTGCTGGAAGTGGCAATACACCATCAACTTCACCATCTCAAGGTAGTAATGGAGGTGCTGGCTCAAGTGCTACTTGGTATGGTGCTGGTGGAGGTGGTGGAGCAAGTGCTGTAGGTGGAGCTGGTTCTGGAACAGTTGCTGGAAATGGTGGCAATGGAACTGCATCATCTATTTCAGGCTCATCTGTAACATACGCTGGTGGCGGCGGGGGTGCTGGATATGGCCCTGGTTCAGGTCAAAGCGTTACTTCTGGAACTGGTGGAACAGGCGGCGGTGCTAATGGTAATTCTGGCGGTGCTGGAAATGCTGCTACAGCGAATTTAGGTGGTGGTGGTGGAGGAGGTGGATATACTGGAACTGGTCAAGTAGGTGGTTCTGGCGGCTCTGGCATCGTAATTATTAAAATTAACCAATAAACACATGGAAACTAAACTCTACAGAATGTATGGCATTGATATGGCAATGTCGTTATTGCGTCCTAATGCTAAATGGGAAATATCTAATACGATGTTTACACGTTGGGATGATCCTAGACCATGCCCTAGTTGGGATGAGGTAGTTTGGGTAATGGATAAGATTCGTGAGTTTGA